AACACTATTACATTATAGGAGAAGCGTTATGAGAGTTGAAGAAGTAGAAGGTAAGACCTGTGACCTTAAGTTAGAGGACATCACAGAAGAAGAGTATGGTGCTATGTTCTTAGAAGGTATTCGAGAGTTAGTTTCGGAAGCCCGTAAAGGTATGGTTAGTGACTATATAGTCCTTCCTTATGAGGACGTACCTGATGAAATTAAGGACAAGGCTAAGGGTAATACCTGGGAAGTTAGTGATGAAGATGCTGATGCACTATTACAGATAGGTGCAGTCAGTATGATTAAGAAGGGGCTAAAGGTAGCAGAGGAAGAGGACTACTATGCTAAGCTTCAGAGATTAGCTGACACTGGTGAGTGGGAGAGTGATGAGGACAAGGAAGGGATGTAATGTTAACAGAAGATAAAGTAATTGAGTTACTTAATAGTGATTTTAATTTTATAAAACAAAAGGAAAAATTCTCTAGGTTTGATGCACTAGATGAAGATGAGGGGGTGATGTTGGAAGTTAAGTGTAGGAAAACACACTATGATGACACACTACTGGAACAGAAGAAGTTTGAGTGGAATAAGGAGTTTGCTAAGGAGAACGATTATGTATTCCTTTATGCTGTAAGTATGCCCAATAAGGAAGGTGGAGATACTTTGTATATGTTTGACCCAGTGGCCTTAGAAGATGAGGGGTATGACTTTAAGTGGCATACTAAGAGACTACCTAGCCACACTGACTTCGGTGGCTGGGAGTGGGTAGATAAGGAGGTGGGTTACTTACATATTAAAGATGCCCATATTACTTACCCCCATCCCCCGAAAGAAGACCATAACCAGTCGCAGGAATAACACCCACTTTAGCCAGATAAGCTAACCACTCTTTCATCGTTAGGTTATCTGGTTTCATATTAGCTATCTGGTCAGCAGTATATCTTTGGTTCTGAGTGAGGGCCTGTTGTCCAGTGTTCCTATTACCTTCTACACCTAAACCTTCAGCAATCTTTTTGCTTCGAAGGTTTTTTTGTTTGTCTACAGCCTTCTGTTCAGGAGACTTCTTCTGTTTCTTAACACTTCCTTTTAAAGGATTACGAATGTAAGGAGTAGTGACAGAGATACCGTTGTTACCTGCTGGCATCTTAATACCAAACATATCATTAACATCATCAATAAAGCTAATCATAGTGCCGTCCTTGGCCACACTGTGCTGTGCGTTAACACCACCAAGCTCATAAGCAGAACTCTTAAAGCTATCCTGGAAGTATAACACACCGTCCTTCTCTTCAAAAGAAATACCAGCTTTCTTTAACTGCTTACCTAGCTCTTCATTAGAACCAAAGGCCTTATCATTCTTCTTAATAATCTTAGTTACTTTCTTAGAGTTGGGTGCTTTGTAGTTGATGTTATGAATTAAATCACCAGCACCTTTAGATACATTAGACTTCTTGATGAACATATCTACTGCTTCATCATCACCTATATTCTGTGCCTTCTTAATTCTATCAAAGAAGGTAGCCATCTGTTCATTACCTAACACACCCTCATTCATCCAGGGCTTGTCAAGGTCCTTAATTTGTACGAAATCATCTAAGGTAAACTTACCCTTGCCAAAATAGTTTTCTGCCTCAAATGAGTCGTTAAGAGCCTTAGAGGCTATCTTCTGTTGATTAGTCTGTAGGTAGTTATAACCTATCTGGCCTTCAATAGCTTTTGCTGCACCAATAGAGTCCTTTAACACCTTCTTATCTTTATCAGTAAGGGAAGTATTAGCGTTCTTCTCGGCTTCTTTTAAGTTAGCCTCTAAAACTTTCCTTACTTCTTTATCTTCCTCACCTTTTAACTTCTTCTTAAGTTTAGTAACCTTACTTTTACCTAACCTAATCTTCATCTCTTTATCTACAGTCTTTGTTACTAGGTCTGAGTCAAGAAACTTTAGCTTCTTTTTTGTTACCTTCTGTAAAGTACGTGATATCTTATCAGTAGCATACAACTTAGAGGCCCAAGGATTAAGTTCCTGTTCAACAGTGTTGGCCACAGTCTTACCAAAGCCAATAGTGGAGGCAAGTGGTTGAGCTAATGGCTTACCAGAGTAAAAACCAGTAAGGTCATTAATAGCATTAGAGGCCAACCTTTGCATAATAGGGGCAGGTGTTTTATCAGCTACAAATTGAGCAGCAGCCTTAATTGCAGGAGCGTTCTTAGTTAAAGTCTTAGTGGTTTGATTAATTAAAGGTTCAGCTATATATTTATTAGCTTTACTAGAGAGTTCTTTAGCTACAGTCTTAATTAGAGGAGTGAGTAAACCCATATTAGAAGTTCACGTTTAAATCAAGAGGTGCTTGTGTTTGAGGAGTAAAGTCCTGTGGTTGTTCACCTGTAGGCTCTTGTATACCCTGCATATAAAGGTCCATATAGAATCCTTGAGTAGCTGGGTCCATACCCTCCATAGTTAATCTGTCTTCCTCAGGAAGGGCCTGAATAAACTCTTGTTTAAACTGCTCATCTCCCTGTTCCTTCTGTGTATTTTGCCACTCAAACATATTACCTAAGTTCTTTATAAACTCAGCACTCTTAGCTGTTTGTCCTAAACCTTCAAACATACTGCCTTGTGTCGGCTGATATGTTGGGGGTTGTACTCCTTCAAAAGAAGGTGTAATATTAAATAGTCCTGCCATTACTTATCTCTCCACTGTTGTGTTAATTGATTCTTGCCTGGTACATTAGGTACTAGTCTTAATAAAATTTTATCTATATCACCTTTAGTTAACTCTTGATAACTACCTACTACATCTGATACAGTAGGACCAGCTAAACCACCAAAGCCTCTCATACCAGTATCACCCACTTGCTGTAGTGTATCCCAGAATAAGCCAGCACCACCTGCATTACCAACACCTCTAACGAAGAACTCAATAGCACTCTTATTTTTCTCTTTATCTTTACCTTTTACAAGTGATCTAGCAGTATCTGCTGCATTACCAGCTACACCAGCAGCGGCTAAGTACATCGCTAGTGGTTTAGGATTACCGTGTATTAGTGCCTCATCAATAACATTCCTTTGTAGGAATCTAGCTTGATAAAACATAAAGGATTTAAACTTAGTGAATAATTTAAAGTAAGGTGTCTGCCAGTGTTGTGGTAGGTTGTAAGATTCACCGGAGAAGTTAACGTGTTTGTTAAACATATGACCAGAGATAACATAATCATTAGCAGTTAACTCACTCTTATATGGGTCACTAATACCTAAATCTTTTAACTCTCTTTCAATTGTCCTTGTCTTTATAGTGTCTGCCTTACCATTAGCTAACCTTTTAAGGAGTTGCTTATGTACAGTCTGTACGTGTCCTTTGGCCATCGTAGCTGCGGCTTGACGGTTTATTGCCTCAACACCTGTAAAGCCAACGGCTCTTAAGAACTTAGTGGGTTCATTAAGATACTTAAACGGCCCTTTAAACTCTCTCTCAAAGATACGAGAGTGAGCAGCATTCTCTGTGGTAATTTTAGCTAAGTCCATCTCACCTAATACACCAGTGTTATAGGCAATCTCTTGAGAACCTTTTGTCCTAACAATAGTTTTAACTATTCCAGATACGGCCTTGAATGGAGCAGTAAGAATATTACCACTCTTAGCCATTAGTGTAGCACCATTAACAAAAGACTGTGTAGCATTAGGGATAGCGGCAGTACCTAGTTTAGTAACTGTTTGTGCAGCGTTAATCTTATTAACAGCCCTCATAAAGTTAGGTAAGTCCTGCTTAGCTTTAATAGTTTGAGACCTACTAGCATCACCCATAACAGTAAAGTAGGATTCACGTAGATGTCCTGCCTCCCTCTTCTTACCTTGAGCCTCTAAAGCTTTTAATTTATTAATGATTACCTGGTCTTTAGCACCAAACCTTCTGGCAAACTCATTACGTTTATAACCATCGTAAGCAAAGGTAACTAATCTATCTGAAGTCTTAGCCATAAAAGGGTCAAGACGGTGCTCCCACTTCTCAGGGATATTAATCTTTCTCTCGTGCTCTAAGTGTGATGAACGGTGAACATCCATCTCCTTATCTATTTTCTTTCTAAATATGGTTTGTACATTACTAGGAGTAAACGAATCAGCTTTAATATTTCTTGATTCTTTTTTACTTAGACCAGTTAAGTTACCAATAATGTCTTTAACTTTCTCTGGATTTTCCTTCCACATAGCTGTGAGCTCTTTACTAAAAGCAGTAGCACCCTCATCAGTCAATAAGTTTTGTACATTCCAAACACGAGGGATGTAGGTCAAATCTTGTTTAAATTTAAGGTACTCTTTTTTAGGTATGACACCTGTTCTAAAGGCTTTGTAAGTAACATCATTCCTTAAACCATCCCAAGCCTTTAAATATTCTTTCTGACTACTATTAGTAGGATTTCTTTTTCTAAGTAAAGTATTTAAGTCACCTAACTCATCACCAAACTTACTCTCTAAGTCTCTTAGTTTATTACCTATCTTAGCTGTATTAATCTCAGTGGCCACTTGTGCCTCTTTAATACTTTTAGCTACCTGTCTCTCACCTACTCGTGTGAGAACAGCATCAACAGACCTGACTGTTCTAGTGAATGTTTGACCAAAAGCCTTATCAAAGAAATCAAAAGCACCCTGTCGTATGTTAGAAAAAGGAATAGGTACGTTTAATGAATCAACATTAACATATTCAGAGTCTAATAAACGCTGACCTCTATCAGCAATATTTCTAATAAACAAAGGTAATTCAGTATCCTTACCGAAGTGAGCTTTCTCTGTGAGTCTCTCCTCCATACGTGGTTTATGTACCACACCTGTTTCTTTAGAAAGCCATCCTTGGTGTTCAGGACTATACTTGAATTTATTCTTATCTAGAAAGTTTAATTCTTCTAATGCTTCTTTCTTAGACCACCCTATATCTTTTAACCAACGATATAAACTAGCTTCATCTGTTACTGTGGCTCTCATCTCAGACAGTGCTTGTTTATTATTAATATTCTTTCTACGCATATAGCGATTCATAACGTTGTTTAATACAACACTACCACCACCTAGTAAAGCACCTAATGGAGTACCTAAAGCAAGACCAGTTGCACCGTGTTTCCCTACTTTACCCCAATCTATCTCATCGGCCACCTCTGCGTTTAGAGCCACTGTTTGTTTACCTAAGTTATGTAGGCCAGTATAGGTTCCCATAAAGGCTCCCCATTTAAGGCCAGTAACTGTAGCTTTAGACTTAATTGCACTCTTTAGAAGATACTTAGCGGCCTGTGTCATCGCCATCTTCTGTACTGCTTGTTTACCTGTAGCTCCTGCTGGACCACCTGCTAAAGAGATAAGATTTAAAGGGTCAGCTGCTGCTGCTACTGCTGTATCACCTACCTGTTGATATGTTTCTCTACTCCCTTCACCTGTCCCTTTTACTTTAGACCACACGGCCATCTGTAAAGCAGTATCTTTTTTCTCTTGTTCAGTATCAAAGAAGAAACTATTCAGAACAGTCTTAGCAAGTGAGAATATGTTTACCTCTTTCCAAGTCATATCATTAGCATACTCTCTTAGGATGACATTATCAGCAGAATGATAATCATTCTGAGTACGTCTAGCCGATAAGATTAAAGGTTCAAAGTCCTTTAGAGTATCATACCTAAATTCTTCTGAATCATTAACACCCATCTGGAAGTTATCATCATCACAGCCAGTAGCAGTACAGTCCCAATATTTATTAAAAGTTTCTTTCCTTTCCTTACCTTCCTGATAATAATTATCCCACTGATTTACTGTATCCCAATCCTGCTCTCCATAAGCCTTAGCTCTAGCAGTAGTGTACTCATTATAATCCGTGTCTTTCTTATTAATATAATACTGCTCATCTTTATCGGGAGCTTCTCTTATCTCCTTGGCTGCTTGTTCCTCACTCTCAACAAACTGACTGAGTGGGTTATTCATAGGATTAAACTTAGGACGTACATCCTCTGCATTAACAACTAACTGCTCAGCCACTGGGCCTTCCTCAGTAGTTATTAAAGGAGTATTGTTAAAGTCAGTTAGGGCCATATTTATTTAGTGATTGGTTTAGAAGAAGGTGTTTTATTTAAAATATTACCACCAGTGGCAGCAGGTGTTTGTATACTACTACCTGCATACTTCTGAACATTCTCATTAAACTTCTTAATATCAAATACTAGGTCATCACTAAAATTAAAAGTATCAGCAGAAGGAGCAAGGGAGGTACTCTCTGTCATAATAGTATTAATTTGACCAGGCTTAAGTTTCATCTGTTGTAAGATACCAAAGGCTTTAGTAACTCCTTCTGCCTGTCCATCAGCCCAACCCTTATTATCTTTCAGTTTATCCACTGAAGTCATCCACTCAGCTACATCAGGTATAACTTCTTTAAAGGCCTCGGAAGTAGGAACAGTACCTTTAGGTGTTTTAAGACCATCTGTAATTGCCTTAGCTGCCTTACGTTGTTCTTCTAACTCAGCTCTCTCAAAGGTTCTACGTTTAACTCTTTCTTCAAACAAAGTATCAGCCTCTGTGCTGAAGCCTTTCTTACGTAAATATTGCTCACCTAAGGCCAGTTGGTTAGTATATGATACATCATCCCAAGAACCAGTCTCAGTATTGGAATTATATAATTCAATTAACTCATCGCCTGCTGCGTCTAATTGAGCTGACCTCTTCTGTGCATCTGACTCACCACTAAACATACGCCCTAAACCTACACCTACTGACTCCCAGCCAGTAGTGCCTTTAAAGGCTGCTTGATTTTCTTCAGCCGCTATTTGAGCCGGTGTCTTAAATAATCCTGTGAATGCCATCTTTTCTCCTTTTCTTATTTTGGTGTTGATGCACCTTGAGCCCAACCACCTAATATACTACCCGTAATACCACCTATCATTTTATCATTAGCACCATAAGCACTGGCAATATTCTGTCCTTGAGCAGAAGCAATCTGTCCCATACTTTGACCAATACCTGGACCAAGATTAGCAATATTCATAAGATTAGAGTATGCTTGTTGTTGTGGAGCAAGTAAACCCATCGCTGTGTTAATACCTGTAGTACGCATCTGTTGTGCTTGACCTAACGCATCAACCATCATACCACCTTTAGCTCTCTCCCTGGCCTCAAATAAAGCCTCCATCTGTGGTGAGCCTCTACCGAACACACCTAGACCACCACGGCCTTGTTGTTCCATACGTGACTCTAAAGATAACTGTGTGTCTCTAAAGCCAGGTTGAGTAGCAGCCACCATCTGTTCATAAATTCTAGTACCGGCCTTGAAAGGGTCAGCACCTAATCTATTAACTTCTGCTAACTGTTCTGGAATCATACCAGTAAACATACCTACCTGTGCTTGTTGTTCTGGTGATAAAGCTAAAACACCTTCTTTAGTTCCAGCATCAAAAGTAGTAGAACCAAAAGGGCCAGAGATGCCCCAAGGTGCGGCTTCTCTCATCGCTTTCTCAGCCCACTCCTCTGATTTACCTCTACCTTCTCCTGTCCCTAAAAGACTATTAACTAGTTTACCTAAGAAAGGTTTAACCATTAGGTTCATCATATATGAATCTAATCTCTTTACTAAATTATATGGTGTTATATACATTATCTATTCTCCTATTAAGCAGTTCTCTTCCACATATACACTGCGATATATGGGTTCATAATACTGTGTGCCGAGCCACTACCTGTTGAACTACTTGCGGTTGAGGTATAAGCAGGACAACCATTACTACCTGCCATATTTACACCACAACCACCTGCTTGACCAGTCATCTTATCATAAGTATGTGTATGTGCTGGCATCTCTGCCTCTGTTAATGTGTGTGTCTTAGCACCACCAGTTTCTTCAGCAGTATCAAAGTCAGTATCACTTGAATCAACACCAATTAACATCTTACCTGCTGCAAAAGCCACCCAAGTTGTTCCACCTACTGCTGCAACTACTGCTGCTGAATCTGCATAGGCAGTAACAGTAGTAAAGATAGCACCTACTGGATAAGCAGCATCAGTAGCACTGGCAACAAAAGCAGTTGTAGCCACCTGTGTTGTGCTTGTTCCTGATGCTGCTGTTACCGCACTAAATGTTTCACTTGCTGAACCATTAAGGTCTGCCTTAGAGTTTACTGCTGTCTTAACCGCTAAGAACTCGGTGTTAAAGTCACCACCTGATATTACCTTGTCGGCATCTGAATCGCTTAACGCATCCTTACCTGACCAACTTACTGCTATATTATAATTACTCATCTTATCTTCCCTTGTTTAGCCCATATAATCATATTCTGTAATGAGGCTTTAAACCCATTAACAGTACCTTTCATTTCCATTCTTAGCACCTTTGCTGATTTAGACAGTGATAACTTATATTCAGCAGGTTGGAATGATGGAGCATATTTAGCTGCACCATATAGAGATGTTGAACTACCCCATAGGTAACTAGACCCACTAGCTGTTGGTGATAATGTAAAGCTACTTGAATCAGCAGTAACACTATAGTCCCTGTACCAGTTCATAGTAACTGACATATTCTTACCACCTGATATAACAGCTAAGAATCTCTTTAATAATTTAGACACTGCTGGTTGACCAAAGTCTAACCATACAGTCTTGAAATCTGACTGGTAGGTGTTATTAGTTGTCTCCCAACACTTAGAGTTAGCTGTCTCCCACGTATGCCCAGCTGCTTCACATACTGTTTGATTAGCATAAGAAGCTGTTACATTATCCTTCTCTACATCATAATAACCATTATATAAACTAACTCTACCTGCATAATCCGAATGTCCTCCACCAATATACATCTTACCTTCTGTAGTAGAGAGTAAAGACTTAGGAGCCTTCTTAGTTTCAAAGTTCCAAGTAGTACATCTAGGTGTTTGGTCTGGGTTTATACCTTTAAAATCAAACACATAGGTTATGTTTCTATCAGGGAATGACAAAGCATAATAACCACCACATAAACAATACTGACCTTTAACTTGGTCCATATCAGCTTCAGTAATATGTGTAGTTATTTCATCTTTAATATTCTTAGATAAGTCCATAAGTGGCATCTTATCTTGTATCTTAGTTCTACTTAAAGAACGAATACCAGAGTTAGATAAGAATACAATATCATCACCAAGGGCCTGTACTGAATCCCTAGCTACACAACCTACACCTTCGATAACTTCATTTAGTTGGAAGGAAGTGGCCGATGGGTCCCAAGGGTCATTATAGATAGCAATATTCTTCTTACCAAATATAACTAACTTACCCATAAAACTAGCTAAGGCAACAACTTCATCACCACCCCATACAGTCTTCATATCTAAAGAACCAGCAGCACCAGTATTAAACTTATGACCAATTAAAGTATCAGAGAAATAAACAACATCATTAGCCTCTGCTACTCCTGCTACCCATAATCTGCCAAAGTTACCAGTACAACAAGTAGGATTAAAAGTAGTTACAGTACCTGGCTTACTAAAACCAGAGGCATCTTCTAAATCCATCCAGTCAGTACCATCATAATAAATAGGTAGATGACTAGACTGAACACCATAAAACTTATCATTAAAGTTACAAAACTCCCAGTTACCGTCAGTTAATGTCTGAGGTGTTCCTGTGAATGTTTGCTCATCTAAAGTATTAGGTGTGTTACCTGTGTTTAATAAATAAATCTTATCATTAGCACCAGCAAATATCTTAGAGCTACCTGAAGTATTTATGTACTCACCTAAAGATTTAACGATATCACTATTACTACTAGCTGAACCAATAGTAGTAGATAATTGTTTGATACCTTGTCTAGAAGTAATTCTACCTCTATCATCTAACATAATATTGTTAGCGGATGTTAACCACTGATGCTCTAAGGACGAAGGTGATGATTGTCTATTGAGGCCATATACTCCAATAGAATCTAAAACAAGTGGTTGTATATCCTTAGCTGGCATTCCAAATAACCTCGTCTGTGTGTCTACCTACGTCCTGTGCGATAGCATCTGATAGTGCTGATTGATATTGCATCTGTGCCATATCTGTTAAAGTACCACCATCTTCACCTCTCTCGGCAATAGCCCTGGCCCATACCCCCAGTATAACAGGATATTCAGGAATTGTCAAGCTTGTTGTTGAGGAAGTTAAATCATCCTGTGGGTCAGTTAAGTGAAAGTCAATAGAGTAAGTAGTGTCTGGTTTAGGATATAATTGAGCCGTGAGTAGCCCACTACTGGTCCCTACAATAGAAAAGTAACTAGGGACAGCAGAGGTCTCATTAGGATATTGTGTACGTTTAATCCAATCAGAAGGTACGTGTTGTAACACACCACCTTGTCCTTGCTCCTGTACTTCCATAACTCTAGTGCTTTGTGTCGTACTAGGTAAGTTATATGTTCTAGTACCAGATACAGTAGATACAGTCTCTGTTCTACGTAAGCTAGTCCAGTCCCAAGCATCTTCTACTTCTCTCTTAGTCTCATTAACGAAGTCACCAATCATCACTTGATAATCAGTGGGGCCCGTGGAGTCAATTAG